TTTACCTTTAGGACAAAGTTTAGCCATTACCTAGCCCTACCACCAGACTTACGACGAACCGTACCACCACGACGACGCTTTACAGCACCACCTTTAGATTTATATTTTGTCATCTTTCCACCTTTAGACATATACTTAGTTTTTTTACGCATCATCGTCCTCCTGATATAAATTATTAAAAGTTATGTGTGGATCAGTATAACTATCATGTATCTCTGATGAGTGTATATACTGACTTGGTGCAAAGTCTGGAGCGCCTTCTCCTGTTACCCACAAAGCAGGATTTGTAACTCTGACTCTGTTGTTAGGTAATGCTACAATATTACCTGTCCATTTATCTGCATCAATTAATTGTAATACGTGACTTTGTTTATGTTGTGCTGGATCATCGCTTATGTAACTATCAGTATAATCTATGGTAAACATATAGCGAGCTTTAAAAAATTCTCCATGAATTTTACATAACCAAGGACTTGAACTAACTCTATCCATTACAATTATAGCATGATTTCTTGATGAGCAATCCCACGGTTGAGCTAAATGAGTATCCATCCTATCTGGCATTTCTTCTAAAACTTCATCTGCTATTAAAGCTGTTATAGGCATTCTTGCCCACATTGCTCCACCATGTATATTTTCTTCTTCATCAATACCTGTAAATACAACTTGAAAACTAAGACATCGATCTGGAATTGTATTTACTGCTATGGCTAAACCGTGTAAATATTCTCCTTGATATTCTTGATGGTTATGTGTAAACTCTTTACGTACCCAACATTTAAAGTGTGGTATATTACTAATTAAATATGAAATGATGCACCTCCTTTGTTAACATCTCCAACGTCGCCTTGCTTGACGTAATCTTGAATTAGGATTCTTAGCTGCCTTTGGAAACTTTTTCATTTGTCCTGCTGATCTAGCACAAAAACTTTTACGTCTCTTTGCACGTTTACCTGTAGGTTTTCTTTCAGTAACAGCAGTCTTTAGTTTACTTCCAGGATTCTCTCTACGATACTTAGCCACACCTTTAGCAGTCATACCCGCTCCACTTCTAGTAGGACGTTTATGACCGCCACGTATGGTATGACCTTTCATACCTGTACCAGTGCGTCTGCGTTTACGTTTAGGAGGCATTAAACCTGCCCACCTTTTTTGTAACCATACATTACACCTTGAGTAACCATTTCTTTAGGAATTTTTATTTCCATATCAAAAGTTCCACCACCACGTTTTTTAACTAGAGGTGCCTTTGAACCTTCAACAAAGTTTTTAGGTTTAATATTAGGTTTGTTTTTCTTTTTTCTTGCTTTACTTTTAGCTTTTAAATTTGATTGTAAAAAACTTTCAAATGATGGGTCTTTTGGTTTGTTATTTTTATTAGACATATAACTTCTCCTTAATCGTACAGAGATGCAACAAGATCATTACCTGATCCTACCATACCTCCACCTTTACGGTTTATAACTTTACCGCCAGACTTTGCATAACCCATGCGATTTCTAACATTTGAAGGAAGTTTAGCCAGACCTGGATTTTTTTGTTTATCTACAGCTTTAAGATTACCACCACCTTGCTTACTAATTTTTTTCATTTCAGATTTAGTCATGCCTTGATATACAGATTTACGATCTTTAACTTTAGGCATAGGTATTTTAATCTTTTGACCTGGTTTAATTTTATTAAGGTTTTTAATTTGTGGATTAGCTGCTTTAAGTTTCTTTAGTGTAGTTCCATTATCTCGCGCAATTTCAGAAAGCGTATCACCTTTTTTAACTGTATAAGATTTAGAAGAACTTTTAGCTTTAGCCTCTTTACTATCATCACCTATAAATGGTGTTGCAGCAATAGCAGCGGCAGTAGCACCTGTACCTACTTTTGTAGCTACCCTTCGACGTTCTCTAGCCTTTACACGTTTTTCAGCAGCAGCAGCAGTCTTAGAAAGTTTACCATCTTTACCTGTTACAGTTTTTCGTTGTCCTGCTCCTGGACGACCTTTAGGAGTTCTACGTACAATAGCTTGTTGAGTTTCACTTGTTTTAGCTGTACCACCCTTACCTTCAGTAGCTATTGTTCCCTCTGGACGTTGCTTAATATTTTGTTTTTCTGCTGTTTTTGTAGAAGGTCTATTTCCTTTACTACCTATATTAGGATTATCTCTACGATATTTTTTACCACTCTTAGTTGCTGGTGAAGGTTTAAGATCACGTATAATATTACTTATACCTTTAACAGCAGCACTAGCTAATTTACCTGATGCCATAACTAGTCCTCCTCTTTCATGAGGTCTTTGTCAGAAGAGGCAACTACATTTGGTCCTTTCCTAGCTGCACCAAATCCCTGACCTGTAGGGCGACCTACAATCTCATTCAAATCTGGATCAAGATTTGGAAGCTTACGTGCTGCTGAACCTGATACAAAGTCTTTCATTTTTTTCTCCTTTTATAAACTGTCTTCTTTTTTTTCTTTTTATTTTTAGGTTTTGAAATTTGATTAGAAATATTACTTCTACCGATAGCCATTATGTTGATCCCATAATCACCGTATCAGGACTGCCAGCAGGACTTGCCGCTTGTGCCATATCATCTTGACGAGTACGACGAGCTTGGTTTCTAAGTTGATTAATAGCATTTTGGTATTGACCTTCCCATATTTGAAGATCATTCCAACTCTTCATGTACATGGTAGCTTCAATCATACAACCATAGAATAAAGCGTTATAGCAAAACTCACTAAAGTAATTAGTAGTTGTTACACTTGTTCCAGTTGCAGAAGCTAGACCTATAGGTTTGCGTACAAACTGTACCTCAATATCAACTGCTGATGCAGGAGTGGGTACAATATAAATCTCTGTGTTTGTCTTACGTGAATAATATCGAGGATCACCTACAGATGCACTTGCATGAGGCCAGTAATCAATAGCGTACTCATACGTTCTTTGTAGCAAACTTGTTCTTGTAGATGATGCACTAGATATAACATTTACATTTCTAACAATTTTTGTATCTACAGGCAAGGATACAATTGGATTTCCAATTGAGCAAGATACTGTAGTAAAAAAATCTAGACCAAAATCGTCTAGATCATTTGAAAGTCTATTCTCTGTTTTCTCTACAAAAAAAGGTATTTGATCTGAAAACTCAGTTGAGTCGTTCTCAGTTGTATTTATCAAATCATTTTTTAAAAATGCAAAGTCAGGCATTGTATTAGCCTACAATTAATGTTAAAGCAGCGCCATCAGCAGGAACTGAAACACTTACACTTCCTACCATTGGAACGCCCATATCTCCAATATAAATATCTGCACTTTCATTAGCTGCTACGAAAAATTTTAAGACACCTGACGTTGCTCCTTTGATATCAAAAGAACCTGCAACAGTGCTATGAGCATGGACCGCAATAATACGAGTTTTTTCTGCTGTAGAAATAACTCCTGCACCTGCCTGAAAAAGAGCATTATAATTATTTGCCATTTTATTCTCCTAAGATAAAGTCAGGGAGAAAATTAATTCCCCCTGACTTTTAGCATTACGATCCTTGCGAACCGAACCATCCACGCCAATCAGACACACCGAACGCATAACGCTCGCGAGCCTTGAAGCGAAGATTACCAGTATCGAAATCAGGCTCCATCTTCGTTTGAAGAGGAGTGCGGACAAACATCTTCGTACCATTCGGCACGTCCGTTTTAATCCACCAAGAAGTCGTATCGGTAAACCGCCGATTAACATAGAAGCCGTCAGGCAACATGCCCATATGGCGCGTTGCATTAACAGCGTTAGTATTCGGATTAGCAGCAGCGGCACTAACCTGAGTCGTACCTGGGCTGTTAAGAACCCGATCCGCAATCGCCCACGAATCAACAGGAACATGAAGCGAAACCGAACTGGCACCAATCAAGATACCACGGTCATCTTCAATCTTCTGAACATTCGTCAGAGCCGTTTCCAGAGTTGCCTCCGAAAGATCAGACGCAGCAATCAAGTTGGACTGATTACCCGCACTGATCGTTGGGTGAGAAGCAGAGAAGAATGCCGCACCGTCACCAATGGTATCCGTAAATCCATTGTTGAAGAGATTGGCAGCTTTAACCTGCTTCGTGTTAGCCATTGCACGGGCAAGACCTTTGGCACGTAGCTTTGCAAACGTGTCATAAAGATTGTCTTCCATAGCTTCTTCCGTAACGGCAAAAGCCAGTGCAACAGTTTCCATCGTGTAACGAGCAGTGTAACTTTCCTGCGCGTCATCATAAGCAACAGAAGCACCCTCACCTTTGGTGGGAGCAGTTCCGAAACCCGTAAAGAGAACTTCTTCCTCAAATGCACGATCAGAGTTTTCCGTTTCATAAAGAGGCTCATGCTCATTATTAACGTCACCATACTCCAGACCGAAAACAGCATTAAGGCCAGGAAGGAGTTCTTTAGCAATACTTGAACGATTAATAGCCATGATACACCTTCCTTATTAAGCCGTGGATGCGGTAGCAGTAACGTACCGATCTCGGTGAGTGTTAAGCCAAACTTCCACAATTGGGAAAGCATCGCTATCCTTTTCATCAGGAAGTTCTGCTCGCTTTACTACTCGCGCAGCTTGTTCAGTTTCTGCGCCAGACGCTGCCAAGAGATAGTAACTGGACTGACCAGTCGTGGTATCTCCTGAACTTGCCGTCGAGCTAACAGTAACATTGTAGTTTTTTACGACATTGATCTCTCCAACAGAAAGCGAGAGAGAAGCTTGAATGTAATAAATCTGATCAGGATCAGTGATAACATGGAATTTCAAATCCGTTACGCACGTTCCTCCCGTCCAATGCCGACGAAACTTTTGTTCGCCATCTTCTACATACTGACAACCAGCAAACACGCCAGACGGCTTGAGAGTGGCAGCAATAAATGGTTGAATCGTAGCAAGGTTCGCTCCTGGCATCACAACAAGATCACCAGTGAAAAGATTGTTGCTACAAAGACCACCAGAAGTAATCGGCAGAACTTCTACACCTTCAGAGTTATAGTTACTACCTTTTTTTCGGACAGGAATGAACCCACGAAATGCTTTAGTTGTACTCATTTCTAGTTCCTCCTAGTTATAGAGAGGCTTAGTCCTGAAAATTTGGAGTGCGTCCTCTCATAGTGGTTGATCTACTACTATTAGAGACAGGCATATTACGTAAACGAGCATCTGAATTATTGTAAAGCTGTGCGTTAACAGCATCCATCATATCATTTGCTTTCTTTTCGTAGAAAGCCCGTCTTGCTTTTACTTGGTTAATTGGTTTCTTAGCCAAGGCTACATCTCCGCGACAGACTGTACCCAAGTATCTGCCTTCATCCCTCACGTAGGATGTTGATGCCATTTCAGGAACTTCACCAGGTTCTACAAAAGTCCATCCTTCTTGCTCACGCTTTCCAACATTCATAATGTCTTCTTGCCCTCGCAAAGAAATCCTGATCCATCGAAGGTCTAGTCCTTCATTTTGAAACCTTTCTTGTACCGTATTTGGTATAGACAAGGCATCAGGTTCTTCAAAGATATACTCTTCTTCCCTAGTGTTTGTTTCTCTTAGAGTATCAATACGTGATTTTTCGCGTGTCATTTCATGTCCTCCGCACTAACTAATTTGCGTATATTCGCCATCTGCTTCAGCAACTTTAAGCTTCTGAGCAGCATATGTTTCAAGGGGTATGTTCCATTTATTAGCAAGCCTAACATCTTCTTTTGTTAGTTTAACCTTGCTTTTAGAGGAATTAGGAGCAGAGCGCGAACTGCTTCCTACCACTTGAGCAGGAACTGACGTATCTTCCTGCACACGATTTTGATTTTCTTCCACAGGCACTTCAGAAGATTTAAACTTGTGTGGAAAAGCTTCTGAAAGCCGCCGATCAACTTCTTGATAAAATTCTTCATCATCTGGATCATATCCTTCTGCTTTAAGTTCTTGATCAATAGTTAAAGCTGAAACAGTTAAAATTTTATCTTTACCAAACCATTCATTATTAGCCGCCCATTCTTCCGCTCTAGGATCAGGGGTCTGTTGTACTGATTGTTGTACAGGTGCTGCTTGTTCTGGTTCAGGTTGTTCAGCAACTTCTTCCATTTGAGCTTTAGTAAGATTTAAATGTTTTAAATCTACTTGAGCTTCATTCAGCATTTCTTGAGCTTGCAGAAGCTTTTCTTTCTCACCACTTTCAAATGCTTCCATATAGGCGTTACGTGCCAGTGTAACTTTATCTGTAAGTTGTTTTTCAGAAGCATCTAGATTAAGTTTACTTACTTCATTAAAAGAACTTTCTTTTTGTTTTAAATTATTAGATAGTTCTTCATTCTGAGCCAACAACTGAGCAATCTGTTCATCTCGCTCTTTGCGTTGACGAACCAACTGCCTAATACGTTTCTCGGCTCCTTTAGTTTTAATACCATCAAGTTCTTGAGGTTGCTCTTCTTCTTGAACAGGTTCAGCTTGTTGTGGCTCTACCTGTTCTTCTTCAATCTCATAACTTGCTTCTTCATTTTCAGGGATATCTACTTCTTCCCAGTTTTCATCATTATTCATTATATACTCCGTTGTTTACGAAACAATCGTTTTACGTTAATACTATTATAACATATTTCTAAGTAAATTACAAGTCATGCAGAAAAACTAGTTAAATTAAATGTAGGATCGAGAAATGCAGGGTTCTCTACCTTCATCATGACTTGATCATCAAACATAAGAATTAGCCTGACGCTTTTGTAAAATAGCTTTGTACCTGTGTGTTTACCATAACAAATATAATCTCCTACCTCACACCAAGGACCAAAAGGAAATTTCTCTTGATCTTTATAAGCCATATCTCCAAGAGCTAGTACACGCCCGACTGTGGTGAGATATGCCATATCGTCTTTGGTAGAGTCTGGTAGAATAATACCTCCTTTGGTTTTTGTTTTAATTGATACAGGTCTTACAAGAACATGAAATCCTGGAAGTTCTGGTAGTACATCTGGATCAGAATGTTCATCTTCGTCTGTAGTCCAAAGATTATTTTTTACTGCATTTCCTAGTTGTGCCTGTTGCATCTTACTCCTCTTCTATATAAAGTTGTTTTTGTACAATATCTCTTAGGTTTTGTTTAGCCCATTCAATTCCTGCAATATATCCTACAACTTGTTTATATGAGTGATAATCTACAGGATTACCTTGAGCTAAACTATTCTTTTGATTCTCTATCTCTTCTTGATATACTTGAGCTATTGTTTCAAATATATCCATTAAGAATATTTAATTTTACTCGGTGCTGGCATCTCCCAATACTTAGGATCATATTCAGCTAGTCGTGAACGAGTGGCGCGAGAACCTTGAATATCTTCTTTAGTCCAATCTCCATATGATGTAGAACGATCTACAACATGGGTAGGTTTCCCATCTGTAATTCCTGCTGCATCATTAGGATAATGAATCTTTCCATAGTTAGGCATTAGTTGTCTCCTTTATTAAATTTAGTATCATATCTACAGCTTGCATCTGAGATTTATCTTGAGAGTCTGCTCTGTCTTTAATCATAGACATCATTGCTCTCTCATCTTGACCTTCTTCTTTCATTTGTTCTGTCAAAAGTTTAGTAAGCATTTCAAGTGCTTTAATCGTTTCTTTACTGTTTCTATCTGATATACCTTTTTCTTCTTTTATTGCTGATGTAACACCAGACCTGGTAGCCTCAAGAATTTGTTTGTTCTCTTCAAGATCAAGCTTTTTATTTTCAAGAGCAACTTCAGCATTATTAACGGCCAAGTCCATTTGCATCTTTTGTTTTTCTAGCTCAACCTTTGCCTGTTCAAGAGCAACCATTTGCTGCTCTGGAGACTGAACCATACCCATTGCCTGATTAGCATTCTGAACTTTTTTAGCTGCTTCTGTAAGTGCTAGTTCAATAACTTCTGGTTTCTGAGCAGACTCTGGAGCAACAGTACCAAGCTCTTGTTGTGCCATACCATTAACTTGTTCTTGATATTTCATAACAGAATGTTCTTGAATATTAGCTTGCAGTACAGGCTGTACTCTTTGCATAATAGGATTAGCACCATTCATTGGGTCTTGAAGATAAGCCATCTTTACTTGAATGTGTGCATCATGATTTTGTCCTGGAAATGCTGCAATAGGAATACCTTTAACAGCCGCCATAATATCTGATACAGGATCAAGAGCTTTAGCTTCTGGTTTAGGTGGTAGTATCTCATCTAGGTTAGGCATGTTGGCAGCACTAAGAATTGTTCTGTTCAATGCTTCAGTATTAAACATACCAGGAGGAGACTGCTGTGCCATTTGCAATGCCATGTTAGCCAACATCATACGATGAGCATTAGATGGAATGTTAGGATCACTTACAGGAATAACATCAATCTTACCATCAAAGTCTGTTTGATAAATACTACGTTCTGCCAGAGGAACCTCATAAGGATATTCTTGTGGTAAATAATCTTTATCAATACTGGCAAGAATTTTAAATTCATCGCGTTGTGATTTATGTAGTCGCTTATGAATAGCTGTAAAGAATTTACTAGATGCTTCTAGCAGTGCCATTGTAGTTCCAACAGGTCCATAGGAGGCAGCATCTGAAACAATTTGTTCAGTGCTGTCTGCAAACTTCTGACCAGCAGCAGTTACAAACTGAAGCATTTGGTAGAGCGTCGAGGAAGGCTCTTTGTACGGGAGAGATATAATTGCCTTGTTCAAATCAATACCTGTTGCTTCAACCTCCTTGAACTCTCCTGGGGCTATAGGCTCATTGTTGCCTACCATACGCACACCTTTAGCCTTAAAGCCACCTGGAAGATTCGCAAATTGACCTGCGTCTATCAATGCTCGCATTGCAGCGGTTGCACTCATAGTCAGATTACCAAGGAAATGCATGAGTCCCAAACCATAGAACCCAAATCCTGGAACAAAACGATAATGTACAAAGTGTACTTTCTTTTGTTTTGTAGGATCATCCTTGTCGTAATTACGTCGAATACTTAGTACCTGTTTAGATTGTTCTTCTATTGTAACAATGTAAGGAAGAGACTCGCCATCCTCTGAGTTAGGATCGTTTATATCAAGATAACAGTGTTGCTCTAGCAATACATACTGTGGATCAGAATCACTGGAGGGAGACAACCCAATAATAGTATCCATCTTTTCTGAGAACGATGTTGGATTAATCATTCCTGCTTCAGGAAGATCGACATCTGCATACATCTCTGCTTTTATTTCCCGATAAAGATCAACAGGACTTTTATAAATAACATGTGTATAACGATCAGCATTCCTTAGATTAGATGCATTATAGGAAACATAGAACTGATCAATAGGAATAAACTCTGATACAGGACGTTTAAAAGAAGCATCATAATATAGTTTCTTAAACGAAGAACCTATCAAGGGTAGATGAAAAAGCATTCTTTCAAATTCATCAAAGTATTCTGGCATTTGTTCAGTAAGTTGATAGTTCATAAAGTTCTGAACACGCATAGCTTGATTTTCTTTTTCAAGCGTGTGCTTACCTAGTATCTGTGCCTTGACAGGACCATTAGGAGGAAACAACTCCTGTGATGCTTTTGATTGAAACTTAACTGCTGATTCAATAAGCAGGGGATGTACGGCTGTACATGCACCCTCAAAAGGTTCAGATGCTTCTTCTATCTTTAGTCCTAGAAGATCAAAGCCTCTTTCAAACATAGACTCCCATTCATGACGGGACTCCTTGTCTGCTTCATAATTATCATAGAGAGTACGTGCAATATCCTGAAGTTCATCCTCTTCAAGATCATCTCGCATATTGCGATACCATTCACCAACAGAATCCTCTGCGCCCATTTCAATAGTTGTTTCTTCAGTAAAGTCTACAAGAACTCCACCATCATCATCAAGCTCAAAGGTAGCTTTAGACTCATCTACCGTAGGCATAGGAACAACATTATCCTCCATAGGATTAATTTGTTCAAAGGGATTTTGTTCAACTGCCATTTTTATAGGTATCCTTAAATTTTAAATGTATATATTCCATTAAATCTTTTTGATATTTTTTCCATCGTCCTTTACACATTTCTGGTATAGAACAGATACAATTCTTTTTTTCACATCTATAGTGTTGATAGTGAGGTCGTTCAATAGACTTATTAATTCCAACTTCAAAAGGCCACATTGTTAAGCTCAACATTTATATTGCTTTAGGTTCATAAGGGTTTGGATTACGCTGAACCACAGAGCCACCTTTCTTTTTATACTTATATCTAACTTGACTTTCTGCTTCTGGTTTAGGTGCTTTGGATTTTCTAAAATATGTAACATTTTTTGCATAAACTCTATCACCTATAACTGTTGCAGCATCTGCCTCTTTTACTGCTTGACCTGTTTTTAAATCAATAAATAGATGATGTGCTTTAGGATTAAATCCAATTTCTACTACATCATCATCTGTTGGTAATATTTTTAAATTAGGTTCATATGCACCATTAACAGACATAGCTGGAAATTTTGATTTTTCTCCTTTAGCTATTTGTTCTCTTCCTGTAGGACTTACATAAAATTGTACTTTTTTATTTTTTGTTCCCACAACAGTAACAAAAGGTTGATATGATAATGCTTTGCCTTTTGCATTTTTATCGTGTACTGTTTGAATCATAGGTTTAAGATTTTCAGGAGCATCAATAATTTTAGAGTTTAAATTTAAACGAATGCCTACTTCTCTGCCTTGCTCAATAGGAGCATTAATAAGTTTATTTGCAGCTTTTGTTCCTGCTGATGCTTTACCTTGATTAACTAAATCTTCTAAAATATTAAAGTCTTGTTCAGTATAATTTTTTAAAAGTTTACCATCTACTAATTTTTCATCAACCCCTATTCCTAAAGGTTTTGAAAATGATTCTTGAAAAGGAGAAACTAAAGTATTTGAATCTTTAATAGCATATATATCAGACCTATATGAGGAATAAAAAGGATCATCTTCTGGGTCTATTCCTGGTTTTTTAATATATGTAGGACCAGGGTCTACCACATTTCTATTTACTAAAACTTCTCCCTCTTTTAAATTTTGTGCTTGTCTATCAAATTCAAAAAAATCAAACTTGCCACTATCTCTTAAATATTTATTTTTTTCTTCATATTCAATTATTTTTTTAGGTTTAAGTAAATGAGGTGTAAGCACTCCAGTATTTTCACCAGTGACTAAATCTTTACCCATATAAGTTTGTGACATATATGGATTATCTGATAAGAAAGTAGCATATCCTTTTCTTGATTTACCTTTTAATATATCTTTAACATCTTTTTTAGAAGTTTCTTCATTTATTTCGCTTCCTCTATATACAATAATAGGTTTACCATCTTCTCTTTTTAAAACATCTTCATATAATTTCTCATCTATGTTTACAGAAGATAATCCTTTTTTATGCTTTGGTAAATCTTTATCAATATTTTTTAAAGAACTTAGCCCTTCTTCTTGAGGAATAGGCATGGCACGCTTTGCTTGAGGCGCAGATTTCTTTACAGCTTGCGTAGCCAATCCTGTTAGTAATTTTGTTAGTGCTGCCGATGACATTATCTTCTCCAAAAAATATTGTTTCTTATATTATACCATTAAACTCTCCAATATGCAACCCTCTTATTAACAATTTCATCTTCCCAGTCTGGATCGTCAGGATGTGTTACATGCCAGGATTCCTTGAGATAATGAATTGCCATGACCAAGGCATCTACCTGATCATCATGAGCAGCATGTGGAAATCTGGTGAGTTCCTCTATTAATTCATCTGCCCACTTTTTATTCTTAGGTATCCATACTCTACCTGATTCCATGAGAGGAGATGCTGCATATGCTCTAGCCACCTTGTCTCTGTCTGGTGTATAATCTTTTACAGGAAGACCACTACGTCTCATATCCTGTATAAGAGATTGACCGCTTGCCTTCTTCTCAATAATACATACATCTGGTCTGTGTGTATTATACAGCATCTGTGCTGTTCTTCGTAGTTCAGGATATTCAAATCTTCCTCTGACATTACCAAGAAGAATTAGGTTAGGAGCAAAGTCTTCTATTCCCATCTCATCCTGTTCGTACAAAGAGAATATACCCCATGTCTGTATAACACTAAAGTCAGCAGTTGTTCTAGTAGAGAATGCTGTATCATATGTTTGTATTATAAAATCACAGACAGGAGGCTCATCATATTCCCATTCCTGTATCCATTTCTTTTTTATAAGCCCACCTTCCTCTGGTGTTGGGTCTTGCATGTACAGAGAGTTCCAGTATCGAGAACCATTAGATGCTTTGATCTCTGCTTCATCTATTTTTAATAAATCATCTGGTTTCCATTCTGGAAAATACGAGCCACCTATGGGTAACTCTAAAAGATCAGCAGCTTCTTCGTCTAACCATGCAGGAATCTTAACAACTTCCCAAGGTAATGTATCATACTCTGACATTTCTTCTTCTTGTTTTAAAAGCCAACCACATAAGTCATCGTAATGATAGCGTGTATTAATAATTAGTATAGCACCGTTAGGCATAATACGTGTACGTAAACCAGCAGGATACCATTCTTTAACATATCTCCTACCTGCTTCTGAATATGAGTCCTCTTCTGACATAACATCGTCTAGAATTGCTATGTGCGCTCCACGACCTGCAATTTGTGAGCGAACACCAGCAGCATAATAGGTTCCATTCTGGTTTGTTTTCCATTTACCTGCTGCCCTAACATCACTTCGTAGAGTAACACCTTTAAAGATATCCTGAAATTCCTGTGTGGTAACAATATCTCTGACTGATCGTCCAAAATCACTGGCTAATTGGTCGGAGTGTGAGACTGTCATTATCTCATGTTCAGGATTCCTACCAATATACCAGGCAGGAAACAATTTAGAACATAATACAGACTTAGATGAGCGAGGTGGCAGGAAAACCATTAGTCTTTTTATGTGACCATTCTCTAAATCATCTAATTTATTTGATATTACTTCTATATGTTTACCCATTCTCCAGTCAGAAACAAGAGAAGGAGCCATTAATCTAACAAAAGTAAGGAAATCATCCTGTGCTTCTAGGTATGTCCTTGCTTTTAACAAACTAGATAAGTTAATATAGTTATCTATAGTATTATCTGTAGTTGATTCTAGTTCCATTGGTATCCTATAGGGTAAAAATAAAAAAATAAAGAAAGTACTATTAGTGTTAATTGTACTTTGGAGGAACATTTTTAATTATTTTCTTTCTCTATAGACTATTATACAGAGTTTGAGTGCTGATGTCAACCCTTGTATTTTAAATAATTTTATTCTAGCCTATTATTCTATATATATAGTATGCGATGCTGTTTTTTTTGTGGCGGTATGCAACATTTATGCCAATGCAATAACCATGCCAATAAAAGATACCTTGCAAAAACCATGCCAGAATCGATTTGGCACAGCAATTGCATAGAATCCAGCCTTATGCAATAACTATGCCAAGATTTTATGGCATGAATTATGTATAATGCAATAAATATGCCAAGATTTTATGGCACAATTCTAGCCAATGCAAAGAATATGCCAAGTTATATCATCCTCTTTGTCTTATTAATGGCAAAATATCCCACAAATCGGGCTTCTATCGTTCTCCCCAAATCATCAAATTATGTTAAAAGACGATAAAAGTTTTTTTCTATCGTCATTCTAAACCATTGAAATCATTGAATAAAAAAATTGTTGACAATCAATAATCAATTCATGCTATAATGAGCATATCGTTAATTACTGGATACCGAATGCAACCACTTAAATGAACAGCCCCTGATAACGGCTTAAAACCATATATCACCCGTGCTGGAAAATACCGCTCCTTTCGGCAATTGCTGCACTTCCAAAAATGCCTTGGCATATTGGTGGAACCAGATTGCGAAACAGATTGCGGAACTACTCAGACGGACCCTTGAAAAGGGCAATGCGATAGCATGACGGGTATCCGATCACCCATACCTTAGAAGTGGTAGAAGACGGAGCGCCAATAGCATGGCGCGAATTTATGTTATGAGTTTGGACGCTTAAGGTGAGAAACCTAAAAACAATCCCACGTTATAAGGTAACTTCTCAATGCTAGGCCATTGCCAAGGCGATAGGCCAACATGTTGCGAGAATGCGCTTTATTGCGTGTATTGCATGACTGATAGCAAGGTCGTGCAATGCACAAAGTTCACGCCTGGATTCTGCCTGGATTTTGTGCATTGCATGGGCAATGCGTCACTTAATCAAACAAGGAAATAAGTCATGGACACGAAAACAATGCTACGCAAGATTGCTGGAATTAAAAAATCTGGCACAACATTAATAGCCAACATTGTCGCCGTTGAACTTGCGGCAATGCGTCATGCCGAAAAGCATGGCGATTTTACTTATTTGTTGCGCCTTATTTTGGCTATGCCGAAAGGCGTGCGCGTCAAAGCACTCATTCAACACATTGTTGACCATACGCCTTATCGCTTTGACGATAAGACGAACACGCTTGTTAAACCTAAAAAGACTAACAAGCAATTTATGATTAAAGAAGCCGAGGCCGTACCGTTCTATGAATACACTAAAGAGAAGGTTTCGGCATTTGATATTGATAAGGCGATCCAATCTGCCTTGTCTTTACAATCGCGCTATGAGAAGGCCGTCGAAAAAGGTCAAGAGATTAAGGGCGATGTCGCCAAACTTAAAGCGGTAGTACAGCAACTTTCCGCCATCAAAGTTTAGGCTTATGTTCAAGCCATTGGTGTCTATGGTAACGCCACAGGTGCCGATGGCTTGTGCGATAAGTCATTCGGACTATCGATCCAGTGGTAGTGTATCTATCGCCTGGATTTTTTGTGTTTAAATATGATAGGAGAGAACCATGCGTCAACGATATCGCATGTACGAAAGCCATAGCGCCCGTCTTGGGCGTCTCGTGATTCATTGGACAGGAGCTATTATCACTTTGATAATCCTGAATAACACGCTAGATTTACTATTGTAGGGGAGGGCGAAGTATGTCAAAGAAAGATGTGGCATACTTGCCACAATGTGATACAAAAGGATGCACCACACATGCCCCTATTAAGGAGAGGGGCAGACTGTGGTGCGCTGAGTGTTACCTGAAGGAGAAGAAGAATGTTCGTAACGAACGCTAGTATTAGGCGTTACATACGCCAACAATTAGAGACTCTCCCAGACGCTCCACCAAAATGTGTGGAGAGGTATGAATGCTACGTATGGTGCGTAGCACAATCAGAACATCCGAAAAGTTTTAAGGAGTGGATTAATGACTGACTTTGAAAAGCAAGTAGACGATGCCATTGTAGCATGGTATCATAACAATCAATACGAGTGCCATCTAATCCTTGGTGACTATTTTGATAATCGTAGTTGGAATCAGTTATATGACGAGCAGAAACAAATAGCTGCTCAATTATTCTGGGAAGAGATGTTATCTTGATGGTGCTAGAAACGGTTGCCATAGCCTTATGGGCTATGATATTATTTATAACAATCACATACATGAGGAGATGAATCATGCGAGTTTACAAAACAGAGAAAACAATACGGGCCTATGACAAGGCCATTCTAACATGGGCCTTGACGGACGATGGCCCTGCTCATACGAGCAAAGTCAAAGGCAACACCATTATCTATTGGCAACCTAAGAGGTGGGTGCTGACTAACGTGGAGATGCGACATGGTTAAAATCGAACGGAGTCCCGTTGATAGTCACTTCATTTATGTGAGTGACAATCATGTGGATGGGCATATACCTATTCACTCTAAACGTGACTTACTAATGCTAATTAAGTTAGCGAGTGAGTCTTTGTTAATGCTAGAGGAGAAGAAAAAGAAATGACATACAAGGAAAAGAAAAAACTTTCTTATCTTGCATACAAGGAAAAGAAAAAACTTTCTTATCTTGAGTGGCGTCAGGAAATGGAGAGGCGTTATGATGTAATGCCTCGCCGTTACTTTAGAGAAGCACATATCATGTATCAGGAGTATTTAGAAGATGTTTAACCATGAAGCTATTGACTTTAGTGTAGAGAAGTTCCCGTTGGTAGACGTACCCTCTGACATTGGAGTAGGATTGCGTCGTAAAGATACGGGAGAAACGCTTGCTATTGTGAGCGAACAGTATACACCCACCCAGTATCTGGAGATTACAGATGCAGTCGAGGAAGCTCTTAATCAATCGGGATTAGACCTGACAGATGCAGAGTTTCAAACAATCCCGCATGATGGTGGAGCTAGGCTAGAACTTATTGCCAAGTTTCCTGCCCATCCTATGGAGATATCTGAAGGAGATGTGGTAGTTCCTGAATTTAAATTTAGGACAAGTCACAATAGCACATGGTCTAACAATGGATATGTAGGAGCGTTTAGATCATTCTGTTATAATAGTTTAGTGTCAGGTAATGTATTAGGATACGTGTACGGTAAACACACTCGGAACTTCAGTGTTCCACAGTTTGCCGCTAAGATTAGAAGTGCTGCTGAATACATAAGCGGCGATGGTATGGAGCAGATGCGTAAGTGGTATAACACTCCTATCAAACGTGATACTGCTATTGATCTGTTCACAGAAACGCTTGCCCATCGGCAGGATAATGTTAAGCGTGAGCAGGTAGCTAACAAAAAGAAACTATCTAATCTTATGAAGATATTCGATGAAGAGAATCGTTATCTGTTAGGTCAAGGTAGGTATGAGAAGTACGCTCAACGTGATGAGGGTACATTGTGGACTGTATACCAAGCAGCTACATACTGGTCTAGTCATCCAGAATATGGTGGAAAGGAGGGATCGAAAGCACATACAACTAAGGTAACAAGAGAAGATCAAGTTAAGAAGATGTTAAATCACAAAATGTGGAAAGAGTTAGAAACTGTATAGAAAGGAAAATAAATGTCGGCAGAATCAAAGGTACTCCGCGCTCTTAAAAAGCGCAATAGGGTAACACGCAAGACAGCTATCGAACGAGGATGGGCAGAGAACTTGACTGCTACCATTTCTCGATTGAGAGCAATGGGACATGATATTGTCCCTGTCAAAGCACGTACACCAGAGGGTGAAAGCTATACACGCTATCGCCTAGTGGCTTAATCTACGGACCTGGACATGTCTTTAAACTGTCCATTTGTCACGGTTACAGATACGAAAGTGACCCATTTATCGTATCTGTGAGAGTGTCAAAATGCTCGTAAGTAATTGAAATAATTGGACGAATAAAACCGTGACATTTCTTTGCACGATATGGAGATTAGTGTGCAATTTGTCACGGTTTTGGAGAGGCACCATGAGTATAGAAAAAGACACTGAGAAATATGTTTATGCTTTGCGCTCTGCTCCTAACGGATGGGGTCAACATATGATTGATGGAATGCAAAGTCATGAGTGGCTGAGAATAATGTTTGACAACTATGGAAAAGATAAGGTAAACGATTATCTCGAAGACAACTACTGGAGTAAAGAAAGATGAAGAAAATAATCCATGTTAATCAACATGTGATAAAAGCTAATCGTAAGAATGATACAAGAAAGCCGCCTTTGACTTGCAAGACAAGCACAGATAATATCTATGCTAAAGATATTATTATTGATGGACCCTGCCGAATACGCTATAGTCCAGATAAGCCGCTATCCTGTGGCGCTCATGTTTGGATTGAAACAGAATCAGAAGTTACCTTTATAGGTAAAGTTCAACATTGGAAGGAACTGGTATGACTACAACTACAGAACTGAACGATCTCTTTCGCTGGTGTGATGACATAGGACAGTTCGCTATTGACCGTCCTATTAATGACACAAACAACCATCAAGGCTCTTGCGTACACAAGACAGAGTTTTGCAAGGCTACTTGTTTCAATAATAAGTTATATAAACTTTATCCTAACATGCATAACAGGGATGATAGGATTGAAAGTATCTGGCAAAGTCTTGATCCTCTTTCCATCAAACCTTTTCTTCAACGTAAGCGTAAGCAAACCAAGCGAGTGCGCTTCATGACTAGAGGTGAGGCATTCGCTACTTGGTCGGATGTGCTCAAGGTCAAGGCTATCCTAGAAGATAATCCAGATACTCAATGGTGGATACCCACTAGAGCATGGCGTGATCCAATCTTGAAAGCACTGATTGAAGATATGATAATGCCATTGAAGAATGCAGCAGTAAACGCAAGCGTTGACCCATCCAATACGAAAGATGAATGGCAAATGCTACGAGAGGATGGATGGAACGTCATGTTCTATGGAGATGAAGACTTGACTAGCGTTCCAGACTCTGATATAAAAATGTTCTTGTGTCCTAAGACTCACAAGAAACTGAAAGGACATTGTGATATCTGTAAGGCTGGATGCTTCAGTCCAGTGACAAGACAGCAGCAGCAGTTCGTCCATCTGTCACAACATTAGGAGTATGTAATGAAAGATGAGGCAATCAAGCATGGGCATGTAAGCGTGCCTGTACTCAAGGCAATAAAAAATAATTGCATTGAGTGTAGTGGTGGGAGCTTTGCAGAAGTAAAGCTATGCACAGTTTACTCCTGCCACTTGTGGCCGTTCAGAATGGGAAAGAATCCTTGGCGTAAAGGAATGAGCCAGGAAGAAAAAGATAAGCGCAGTAAACGATTAAAAGAGGTAAGGAAATCATGGGCTACAGAACAGGACTAATACCAGAATTGTTTTGTGATATCAATGACTTAATAGATCAAGTAAATGATCTTAAACCTACAGATTCTACCTTTGAGATTGCTAAATCTCTTTCTGATTTAAAGAGTAAAATCAGAGAAGAATTTGTAGGCTTCTAGATTGCATACTTAGATATAGTATGATATAATATATAGATTGGAGATTAGAATGAGTAAGTTTAACTTCAAAGATCACGTACAAATTAGTCTGTCTTCCGATACTATTTGCGGAGAAGATTTAAACACTATCATCATGCGATACAGTGACACCACATCAGTTACAGATATATCAGTAAGAGAGTGTAACAAAATACTCAACCATCAGATGGAGGAGTGGGAACATGAGTACAATCAATACCTCGATTCCTTTAAATATAACTAGGAAAGTAGAACGTATTCATAAATCAGGAATGCGTGATCCTTATTGGAAAGAGCGCAGACAACATCAAGTTATCCCTGATAAAAAGAAACAGGAAAGCAAAAGAAAGTGTAGAGAAAATGTTTATTATAGTTCAGGGAACGAAGAATAATATACATACATGTTTAGAAGAATTACATCCTCTACCTAATGCTTATGGTAATGCTGTTGAAACATTTAAAACTAAAGAAGATGCAGCTAAATTACTTGAGCTATTGTGGGATGTAGAGATTTCTGAATACGAAGAAAATAATATTCATGTATGGAGACTTCACTAATGTTTCCACCTAATGATTTTATCGATGTGCTTGTACTTATAGTAAAAGCTATCGTGGATGCTCTAACATAGGAGGTTAGCATGAATTTATTAAATGTAATTACTACTTTATCTGAGATAAAAAGTAAAATAGATGTAATCTATAACAATACTGAAACTAAAAATGTCAATGATAAATATATGAGTAGTTTAAAAGATGAAACATATAATGATATGACTAATTTAATAAATGATTTAAGAGCAATACATAGAGAGAGACGAGGCTTGGAGATAAATGCATGGCGTATGTAAAAATATTTGTATGTCTGTTTGTACTATGTATATCTTCAATCGCATATGCAGAAGAAGAGACAAATAATTTTGAGTGTTTAGTCGAAGCAGTATACCATGAAGCTAGGTCTGAACCTTTTATAGGACAGTTAGCAGTTGCTAATGTGATCTTAGAAAGAGTTAACCTAGCTCATTTTCCAAACAGTATATGTGAAGTTGTTCATGCAGGACACAGATGGAAAGGAAACATAATTAGAAATCGATGTGCCTTTAGTTATTTCTGTGATGGAAAAAAAGAATGGTACAGTATGGATAAGAAAGCAATAGATATAGCTTATGACGTTGCTTCCCTAGCTATGCAGGGAGTAATGGTATTTTCTACACTGGGAGCCACTCATTACCATGCTAGTTATGTAGCACCATCCTGGTCTAACCACTTGGAAAGATTAGAACAAATAGGTACACACATTTTCTATGTTGACTAGTACTTGAAAATATGATACTATTCGTTTGAAACGAGGTTGATATGGGTAGAGTTAAAGATTTAGTATACACTGGAGTTCATGCTATGACTTATGAAAGTGATAAATATCTCTCTATAGCAGATGACTTATTAAGAGAGAATAAAATACTAAGAAAAAATGTTAAAGATTTACAAGAACAATTACATAAAGCTCACCAAAGAATTAAACATCTTACAAATAATAAATGGTCTGAAGAAAAAGATACAAAATAAATGGATGAAGATAAAAAACAGTGCCAGGTATTTGACTTTGTTTCTATCAAGGAAGCGATAGAAGAAAAGAAAAATGAATTTATAAGTCAAGTTTCTGAAGAAGAGTGGGAAGATTGTATACATACCTTGTTTATTTTCATGTCTGAAAACGGATATGACCCACATAAACAATCAGAGATAATAGAATTTGTTAAAGATTATTTTCCTGATCTACCAATCAATGACAATGAGGACTGACCAATGACTAAAAATTTATGGGAGAAAGAGGAACGTCAAGTATTTCGATCTCTCACTCGACAATACAAACAAGAAGGATATGATATCAAAGAAGCTAAGAAGTTAGCTAGAGAAGAAACAAATGAGATTATGTTAGACAAGAAAGAGTTTGCAGAAAACTTATATCAACAGGCTTTAGAAGACTTTGATTGATAACATTATAGATAAGATAATTTTAGTTAGAGCATTAAACTATGACGCATCCTTTAAGTTTACTCGTAAGAAAGGAGGTATGTTGTCTGTTTACAATTCTAACAAAGTTGTTTGGATATATCCGTATCCAAATGTGCTATCACAATCTTATATTAGAAAAGTTCTTACAGATTATTTTGGTAACTCTATTATTAGGAACTAGTTATGTCTGGTAAATGGTTAGAAAGAGGAGAGTGTCCTGAGTGTGGATCAAGCGATGCTAACGTAAGACACTCTGATGGATACTCACATTGCTTTTCTTGTAACACACACTTTCATGGAGAGGATGGACAAGTGGTCGTGCCAATGCAAAATAAACGAGATGGTTTTTCGGTTGGAGAACTTAAAGGTATCGATGATCGTAAGATTAGCGCAGCTACATGCAAGACATACAATACGTATGTTAAAACTAAAGGTGGTACGGTTACACATCACATCTATCAGTACTTTAATTCACAAGGAGACTTTGTAGGTAATAAGGTTAAACAAGTAGAAGGCAAGAAGTTTTGGTCTGAAGGCGACATGCAAAGCGCAGGTCTGTTTGGTCAAAACTTATTTGGTAAAGGTGGAGGGAAGTATATCACTGTCTGTGAAGGCGAGCTTGATGCTATGTCTGCTTATGAGTTGCTTGGTTCTAAATGGCCCGCTGTATCAATTAAATCTGGAGCGCAGTCTGCCTTGAAGGATTGCAAGCAAGCCTTTGAATATCTAAATAGCTTTGATAATATTGTTTTATGCTTTGACTCTGATAAACCTGGACGAGAAGCAGCGCAGAAGGTAGCTCAACTATTTGAGCCTAACAAATGTCGTATCATTAGCCTTGAGTATAAGGATGCTAATGAATACATCAAGATGAATAAGCGTAAAAAGTTTACAGAAGAATGGTGGAATGCTGAACCCTTTACACCAGCAGGTATTATTAATCTTAGTAGTTTAAAAGATTCTCTGTATGATGAAGCTCACTTTGAGACTTGTCTATATCCTTGGTCAGGTCTTAATGAAAAGACTTATGGTATGCGGACAGGAGAACTAGTAACATTTACTAGTGGTGCTGGCATGGGTAAGTCTAGTATTATCAGAGAGCTTATGCATCATCTGTTAAAAAATACAGAAGATAATATTGGTGTTCTTGCTATGGAAGAAAGCATTCGCACTACAGCATTCAACATCATGGCTGTTGAAGCTAATGCTCGATTGTATATCAAAGAGATCAGGGATCAGTTTGATCGTAAGGACTTGTTGAAGTTCCAAGAGGATACCATTGGTACTGGTAGGTTTTTTGCCTTTGATCACTTTGGTTCTATAGGTAATGATGAGATACTAAATCGTGTTAGGTTTATGGCTAAAGCTCTTGAGTGTAAGTGGATTGTGCTTGATCACCTGTCAATCTTAGTCTCTGGTCAAGAAGAATTTGGTGATGAGCGTAAGTCTATTGATATCTTGATGACTAAGTTACGTAGCCTAGTTGAAGAGACAGGGTGCGGCTTGCTACTCGTATCTCATCTGCGTAGACCATCAGGTGATGTAGGACATGAAAATGGTAAAGAAATTACCTTGTCACACCTGCGTGGAAGTGCTAGTATTGCACATCTGAGCGATAGTGTTATTGGTCTAGAAAGAAATCAACAAGCGACCGATGAGGTTGAAGCTAACACAACTGTTATTCGTATCTTAAAGAACAGATACACAGGTGATACTGGTATTGCTACGTATCTGCATTATGATAAAGAGACAGGTCGTATGGCTCAAATAGATAACCCATTTGATGCGGGTCTAGAAGTAGATGAGGAGATACCTTTTTAATGCCTTACTGTGTAGTAGATATTGAAACTGATGGTTTAGATGCTACTAAATTACACTGCATTGTAGCTAAAGATATAGCAACAAAGGAGATTTATACCTGGGCAGAAGATGAATGCAAAGAGTTTCCTGCATGGGCTAGTAAATATGATAAGTTAATCATGCACAATGGAATTAACTTTGATGGGTACTGGTTAAACAAGTTACTTAATATGAATATACCATTAAATAAGATTGAAGATACTCTTATCATGTCACAGTTATATAATCCAGTGCGAGAAGAAGGACATTCTCTTAAAGCATGGGGTGATAAGTTAGATATGCCTAAAGGTGATGTAGATAGTTTTGATTACTATTCTCCTGAGATGCTTGAGTATTGTAAACAAGATACAAACATCACTTATAAATTATATACTGTGTTAGCAGAGGAAGGTAAAAGATTTTCTACTCAATCTAAACAATTAGAATACAAGGTACGTGCAATCATTGATCAGCAGGAACGTAATGGTTTTGCTTTTAACATGCAGAAGGGTCAGACACTATTGGCTACCCTTGAAGATGAAGCAAATGAGTTAAGCGATACTGCACAAGAGATGGTTCCACCTACAAAAGTAGAGTTAAAAACAAAGACAAAGTATATACCTTTCAATATTGGCTCTCGTCAACAGATAGCTACCGTGTTACAGGATCGTGGATGGGAACCTAAGTTGTATACTGAGAAAGGTAACGTCATAGTTAATGATGAAGTTTTATCTAAGATTGACATGGACGAGGCTAGAATGTTCAGTCGCTATCTTTTATTACAGAAGCGTATAGCCCAGATTCGATCTTGGATAGAGAAGTGTGGGGATGAAGGCAGAGTTCATGGAAAAGTGATGACTCTCAAAACAATCACAGGGAGAATGGCACATAACAATCCTAATATGGCACAAGTGCCAGCCTCTTACTCTCCCTATGGTGCTGAGTGTCGTGAGCTTTGGACCGTTAGTAATCCCCACACTCATAAGTTAGTAGGTACTGATGCTTCAGGACTTGAGCTACGTATCTTAGCCTCTTACATGAAAGATCAATCTTTTATTGACGAGGTTGTTAATGGTGATGTGCATACAGCTAACATGAAAATGGCTGGCTTGCAGGATCGATCTCAAGCCAAGACATTTATCTATGCTTTGATGTATGGAGCAGGACCAGCAAAGATTGGTGCAGTGGTAGGTGGCTCTGCAAAAGAGGGACAAGAACTTACCAATAGGTTCTTGAAAAACATGCCACGCTTACGTAACCTACGTAATCAAGTGACAGAGGCAGCAGAGTCTGGTTTAATTAAAGGATTAGACGGTAGACTTTTACATATACGTAATGCGTTCTCTGCTTTGAATACCTTAATACAAGGAGCAGGTGCAGTTGTATGTAAACAATGGCTTGTGCATATGATGTCTAATGTATATGCTCAAGGTCTTGACGTTAAACTAGTAGGGAGTATTCATGATGAATATCAGTTTGAAGTAGCGAACCAGGATGTTAAAAGATTTACAGAGATTACCAAGTATGCTATGACTAAGACTACAAAAACTTTAAACTTAAACTGTCCTCTGGATAGTGAACATAAGGTAGGAACCACATGGCTACAAACGCACTAATAAAGAGTGAGAGTTTTCAAACAGGAGAAAGAGCAGAAAGTGTTTTTGAAAGGGTAGCAAAGAAAGGACATTTTAAAGTACGTAAAGCTAATAGAGATCAGAATATAAACCAACATATTGATTTCTTTATTAGTTGTTATCATTTTAATTTTAGCGTGGACGTTAAAGCTAGAAAGAAAATTAGTAGAGGAGATTCAGAAGTTAATGATGCATGGACTTGGATTGAGTTTAAAAATGTGAGAGGTAGACCTGGATGGTTGTATGGTAAAGCAGATTACATAGCCTTTGAAAGAGAGTTTGATTTTCTATTAGTCAATAGATACAAACTGATAGAGTTTTGTGAAGATAAGATTGACTTAGAAAATATTGTACCATCTACTCATCTAGCTGAGTATGCAGCGTATCAGCGTAAAGGAAGAAAGGATTTAATTTCAAGAGTTTGTATGGATGATATAAATAAATTAGAAGGGAATATCATATTGAAAAAATAGTTGTTGACACGTAGTTTTATATCATGTATAATTCGTTTGAAATCATGCAGAGATATCTGCTAACTAGTAAGGAGAAAATACTATGGGTGTAATTAATGGCACTGCTTATTGGGCTTCTGTAACCACACCAAACACCACCTTCAATGAGGATGGTGAGTGGAAGATTGATGTAGGTAATCTTTCTGAATCTACTATTGCTAACTTGGTTGCAGACGGTCTTGAAGATCGTATTAAAAACAAGGATGACGAACGAGGTGATTACATTACCTTGAAACGTCAGGTTAAGAACCGTCGAACTGGACAAGCTAACTCTGCTCCTGATGTTATGGATGCACAGAAGAAACCTATCTTGAATACTCTGGTAGGTAATGGTTCGATTGTAAATGTTCTGTATCGTCCATATGATTGGACGTATCAGAAGCGTAAGGGACGTTCTGCTTCGCTTGAGGCAGTACAAGTTCTAGACTTGGTTCCTTATGGTGGCTCTGCGTCAGATGCGTTTGATGTAGTAGATGAAGGCTTCTCCTCGATGGACGAGGACATTATTCCTCTTTCGTCTTAAACTAGGGAAGGGGGAACTCTGGATATCTGGAGTTCCCCCTATTTTTTATGAAAACAATTGATACATTAGTCGCTGATATTTACTCTTTGTTTGAATCATCTGTACCTGATATGTCAGATGATCAAGTAGATAATATTATAGATAAATTTGGTGATGCGCTAAAGGTACATTTAAAAAGATTTATCTATGAAGAAGAACGAAGAAGAGATACTCTTCGACTGTCTGCTATTGGTAAACCTGAAAGGCAGCAGTGGTATAGTGCTTCACCTCATTCAAAAGTTAAAGAGAATGTAGAACTTCAAGGTAAAGATAAGATTAAATTTTTATATGGTTATATTTTAGAGGAACTACTGCTTACCTTGTCTTCTCTTGCGGGACATGAGGTTAAAGATGAGCAGAAGGAAGTATCCATTGAAGGTGTTTTAGGACATCAAGATGCTATTATAGATAATGTATTGGTTGATTGTAAGTCCTCATCAGGTAGAGGCTTTGATAAATTTAAAAACAATTACGTATCTTCTGATGATCCCTTTGGTTATATCGCACAGATATCTTCTTATGCTGAAGCTAATGGGTTGACTGAAGCTGCTTTCCTGGCTATTAATAAACAAACAGGTGAGATATGTTTATCTAAAGTTCATTCAATGGAAATGATTAATGCATCTGATAGAGTTAAGTATATTAAAGACATGGTTAATCAAAGTAATCCACCAGCTAAATGTTACTCTGATGTTCCTGATGGTAAGTCTGGCAACCGTAAGCTGGATGTTGGTTGCATCTATTGTGATTATAAGCGTGATTGTTGGAAGGATGCTAATGATGGTCAAGGATTACGTGTGTTTGATTATGCAACAAACCCTCGATATCTTACGCAAGTTTATAAGATGCCTAACGTAGAAGAGATTACAGACTGGTAATGCATTGGAAATACGCAGGTAAACCTGACATTGAAAATAAGTTTGGTTTTGTATACATTATTACAAATAAGAAAACAGGTAAAGCTTATATAGGATGTAAACAATATTGGCACTATAAGAAAGGTAAGAAGGCTAGACAATCTAATTGGAAAGTTTATATGGGTTCTTCTAAATCTTTAACAGAAGATATTAAAAAATTAGGTAAAAGAAATTTTAAGTTTGAGATGTTAGCTGAATACAAAAACAAAAGAAGCTTGAGATATTATGAATGTTATTATCAAATGAAATATAATGTTCTTGCTTCTGTTCTTGAAGGCACAGACGAACCAGCATTTTATAATAACTATGTAGGAGGAAAATGGTACAGACCAGTAGAGAGCTATGAATCAGAATTATAGAAACATACTTAATAATTTAACTTCGATAACAAACGAATCTATTTTTAATGATACTCATAATACAGAGTATCATTCTTTATTTATGGGTGTGATCTTTCGAGCATTGTTGGATGCTACTAAACCAGTGTCTACCAATGAGCCTACTCATATTAAAGTAGATCGTCGTGCTGCTAAAGCCTGGTTCTATGCTTGTTCAGGCGTGACTTGTGAAAACTTTGAATACATATGTGATGTAGCAGGAGTTGATCCTGTTGCTATGAGAACAATCGCTGACAAAATATTTAGTGAAGAGGATACTAGTTATGCCAGAAAACAAATCAACTCGTTCTTCTACGAAACATGATATGGTTAATAGCCCCAAGCATTACCGTATGCAGGGTGTAGAGGCAATAGATATTCTAGAAATGTCCATGACTGAAGAAGAGTTTATGGGTTACTTGAAGGGTAACATGCTTAAATATATTATGAGATATAAACATAAAAACAAACCAAAAGAAGACTTGCAAAAAGCAGAATGGTATCTTAAAAAATTAATTGAAAAGATATAGAGGAGAACAACATGAATCAAATTACTTTACCAACTAATTACCAATCATTCATTCACATGTCTCGTTATTCTAGATGGTTGGAAGAAGAGCAGCGCAGAGAAACCTGGGAAGAAACAATAGATCGATATCTTTCTTTCATGGTAACTCATTTAAGTAATAATTATACTTACGATTTGTTTGGTGAAGAATTGTCTGAGATTAGAAATGCTATGCTTAATCTTGAAGTGCTTGGTTCTATGCGAGCTTTAATGACTGCTGGTCCTGCTCTAGCCCGTGAGAATGTTGCTGGTTATAATTGTTCTTATCTTCCTATTGATTCACCTCGTTCTTTTGATGAGTGTCTTTATATTCTTATGAATGGTACAGGCGTTGGCTTTTCTGTGGAGCGTCAGTATATTGCTAAACTTCCTACAATTCCTGATGTATCTTTTGAAGAAACAGATGATGTTGTTTCTGTTGCTGACTCTAAAGAGGGATGGGCTAGAGGACTACGTGATCTAATATCTCTTCTTTATACTAATCGTATACCTAAGATTGATACTAGTAAAATTCGCCCTGCTGGTGAGCGACTTAAAATATTTGGTGGTCGGGCTTCTGGTCCTGCTCCTCTGGAAGAGTTGTTTGATTTTACTATTCAAACATTTAAAAAAGCACAGGGCAGGAAACTCAACTCTGTTGAATGTCATGATATCATGTGTAAGATTGGTCAGGTAGTAGTTGTTGGTGGTGTTAGAAGGTCTGCTTTGATTTCACTTTCTAATCTAACTGATGAGCGTATGCGTATGGCAAAGAGTGGTGAGTGGTGGGTAGACAATCAACAACGCGCACTCTCTAATAATTCTGTATGCTATACAGAGAAACCTGACATGGGTATCTTTATGAGAGAGTGGTTGTCACTGTATGAGAGCAAGAGTGGAGAGCGTGGCATCTTCAACCGTGTATCTGCACAGGAGAAAGCAGCATCTAATGGTAGGCGTGATGGGTCTATTGACTTTGGCACCAACCCTTGCTGTGAGATTATCCTACGTCCTTATCAGTTCTGCAATTTATCAGAAGTTATTTGTAGAGCAGACGATACCATCGCTACATTAAAAGAGAAGATTAAGATCGCAACTATTTTGGGTACATTTCAATCTACTCTTACAGACTTTGGTTATCTACGTAAACGATGGAAAGATACCACAGAAGAAGAACGTCTGCTAGGCGTATCTCTCACAGGTATCATGGACTGTCCTGCTGTGTACAATGCCAAGCCAGAGACGCTAAGAGAACTAAGAAATGTAGCTATTAAAACTAATAAGAAACTAGCAGAAAAGTTAGATATTAATCAAAGCACTGCTGTTACTTGTGTTAAACCTTCAGGCACTGTATCACAACTTGTTGATGCTGCATCTGGTATACATGCTCGACATAATCCTTATTATGTCAGAACTGTTAGAGGAGATAACAAAGACCCTCTTACAATGTTCCTTAAAGATAAAGGTATACCAGCAGAGCCAGACTTTACAGCACCTGATAGCGTAACAGTATTCTCTTTTCCTATGAAGAGTCCAGACAATGCTGTGTGTCGTTATGATATGGGTGCTATTGAACAACTTGAACTGTGGCTAAAGATAGCTGATAACTATTGTGAACATAAACCCTCTGTAACTATATCTGTTAAAGAACATGAATGGTTTGAGGTAGGTTCTTGGTGTTGGAATCATTTTGATTCTCTATCAGGTATTTCTTTTCTACCTTTTTCAGACCACACTTATAAGCAAGCACCTTATCAAGATATTAATGCTGAAGATTATGATAAGTTATCTAGTGAGATGCCTCCTGCTATTGACTGGTATCAGCTTCAAGAGTATGAGCGAGGAGATACTACTAGTGGATCACAAGAGTTAGCCTGTACTGGTGGTGTTTGTGAAGTAGTAGATATAGGAGCATAGTATGAAAAACACATTAACTTCTTTTTACTTACGAAAATATAAAGAGGCTGTTCCTAAAGGTGATTCCAATATACATGAAGCTATTGATTTATTGCTACGTTATTTGGATGATACTTTGGATGAACCTGTAGAAGAATTTCCTGACTCTGGATTTACAGATAGCTTTGATGCTAAAGCTACTATGGCTCTTAAATAAAGGAGATAATTATTAATGGAAGTTACACTCATCGATCATATGGGTTCTGATCTTACAGTTGTAAATGCAGCAAGAGTTTCTTTTAACAAAGAATCAACCTGGGAAACAATACCAGAGGCTGGGCCTGTGCGTGATCTTCTTAAAGAAACAGATGAGAAACTAATTACTTATCTTGCTAAACATAAACATTGGACACCCTTTGCTCACACCTCTCTACAGTTTAGAATTAAGGCTCCTCTCTTTGTAGCTAGACAACTTGGTAAGCATCAGGTAGGTCTAGTATGGAATGAGATTAGCAGGAGATATGTTGACTATGAACCAGAGTTCTACTACCCAGAATACTGGAGAGGTAGACCAGAGAACAAGAAGCAAGGTAGTTCAGAGGAGGAGATAGATATTAATCCTTCTAACGGTTCTGGTCCTATGATGGTAGATCACTACACGCAAGCTATACATTCATGCAATTGGACATATAAAGAGTTGTTAAGAAAAGGCGTGGCACCAGAGATGGCACGTATGGTTCTCCCGCAGAGCATGTTCACTGAGTGGTACTGGACAGGTAGTTTAGTTTCTTTTGCTAGGGTTTGTTCGTTAAGAAGTAAAACAGATGCACAAAAAGAAACTAGAGAAGTATCTTCTATGATTGAAATACAATGTGCAAAGTGTTTTCCCTCCTCTTGGCAAGCCTTAATGACACCATGAAACTTTATACTAACGATGAAGAATTTGATCTGTTACACCAGGCAGTAGATAAAGCTAGAAAAAATGCTAAAGAAGTAAAAGTTCCTAGACAGGCACTTATAAATCTACTTATGGATCATTCACATTTAGTAAAGTTAGTAAAAGAATTAGGAGGTGATGTGGATTTTAGTTGACTTTACATATAAGATATGGTATAATTCGTAATATAGTAGAGAATGCTTTTGGTTCTCTACATTCTTGCTAACAAAGGAGAACAATATGAACAGATCGTATCCTAACTTTCCATCTCATGTGTGGAATAACTTTTTTGAGCAATCAGTTGGTTTTGATAAATTACTATCTAATATAGATAACTATTATCTTAACGTAGATAAGAAACCTTCTTATCCTCCTTATAATATTATTAGAAATAGCGAGTCATCTTATCAAATTGTTATTGCCCTAGCAGGTTTTAACAGTAAAGATATTACTGTAAGTTTAAATGAAAATATTTTAACTGTAACGGGAGATATAAAATCAGATGACGATCCAGATAAATATTTAATAAAGGGCATTGCTTCTAGAAAATTTGAAAAACTATTTTCACTAAATGAATATGCTATTGTAGATAGTGTATCATTTAAAAATGGTGTGCTAGATATTAAAATTAATATTGTGTTACCTGAAGAGAAACAACCTCAGACCTTTAACATAGAGGAGTAACCATGTCACAGACCTATAATATCTACATAGGATTTGATCCTAAAGAAGAAGCTGCATACGAGGTTCTTAAATGGAATCTAGAACGTATTGCAAAAAATCCTTTGAATATTTTTCCACTTAAAAAAGATGTTCTAGAAAAAATAGGTCTGTATAATAGAGAATACACAGAAGAGAATGGACAAAAGATTGATAAGATCGATGGCAAACCATTCTCTTCTGACTTCTCTTTCACACGTTTTCTAGTTCCTGCTTTAACTATGTATAAGGGATGGGCCTTATATATGGACTGTGACATGTACCCAAGGAGTGATATCTGTGAGTTGTTTGAAGAGTATAATGATCCTTTCCATGCTTTATATTGTGTTAAGCATGAGTACACACCTAAAGATAATACGAAGATGGACAATCAGAAACAAGAATCATATTATCGAAAAAACTGGTCAAGTCTCATGCTGTTCAATTGTGAGCATCCTCAAAATCAAATGCTTACTCCGCATGTAGTAAACACTCAAACAGGACAGTACCTACATAAGTTTGGATGGTTGCCTGATAAGCCAGCAGATATTGGTAGTATTAATGAAGAATGGAACTGGCTTGATGGGCATTCTCCTGAAGAACTAGAAGCAAAGAATGTTCACTTTACAACAGGTGGTCCTTGGTTTTATAATTGGAAATGTAAACGTGAGATGGATGGTAAGTATGCAGCAGAGTGGAACAATGATGCTGTATATATGCAAACAATTGGTGTACTTAAAGATGAAGTACATAAGTATTTTTTATAAGGAATAATAATAAAAATGACCAACATTAATTTTGTAACATCTTTCAATGAAAGTCTATTTGTTGATACTTCATATAAGTTTCTAGAATCTGTCATTGATAAGTGGGAACCTAAGATTAATCTTACATGCTACACTCATGATCTTGATCTTAGTAATTATGTAACTCCTAATGTAAAAAATATTACATTTAAATCTTTACATGATGTAGATACATATGATACGTTTCAAAAAACATTTGCTAAACATAATGGCACTGAAGGTCAGACAGTAGATTATAACTGGAAGATTGATGCGTTGCGTTGGTCACATAAAGTATTTGCATTGACTCAATCTGCATTCAATCTAGTAGCTAATCATAAATCTCCTGGTTGGCTTATCTGGATTGATGCAGATTCTTATACTCTAAAGCGCATGACAACTAAAGATGTATTAGCTCTTCTTCCTGAAGGTGCTGACGTAGTTTGTCTTGAACGGTCTGATCAAGAGTATCATGAAGGTGCGTTCATTGCATTTAATTTAAATAGTCAGGCTACTCAAGACTTGTTAGGAGATTTACGTGGTGCTTATATCTCAGGAGAGATATTTAATTATCGAGAGTGGCACGATACTTTTATATTTACTCGTCTTCTTACTTTGTATAAAGCACATGGCTTAAAGGTTCTTAATTTAGGAATGAATGCAGATACAAAAAATTCTACTGCATTTGAACAGTCTCCTCTTGCACCTATGTTCCTTCACTTTAATGGAGCAAGTGCAGCATCATTAAAAAATATTCGTGATGAAAATGGCGAACGATTTATTTCTTTGTCAGATGATACATCACATGACATTCTACCCAGTCGTTATACATTGTTGTCTGATGTAATGAAACATTATAAACCAGAGAAAACTATACTAGAAACAGGAACCTGGAATGGTGGCCGTGCTATTCAAATGGCTATGACTATGTTTGAACATACAGATACTGTTCATTATATTGGTTATGATTTGTTTGAAGATGCGACTCCTGAAACAGATGAAGAAGAGTTTAATGTTAAAGCTCATAATAAAATGAGCGCAGTTGAAAAAAGATTTACAGACTTTGCTAACATTATGCTAAAGCGTAAGTCTAAATATTTTACCTTTGAATTAATTAAAGGTAATACACGGCAGACTATGACAAAACAAGATGCTGACTTTGTGTTGTTAGGTAGTGGTAACAGTATACAAACTGTACAGAATGAATACGAACATGTTAAACATAACAAGATAATTGTACTAGATAATTATTATATGCAAGATAGTTCAGAGCGAAATGTTATTGATAAGTACAAAGGTGTGAATGAAGTCTTTGAAAATATTAAAGAGTCTAAAGTAAAAGAAGATCAAGAGACAGATGATGGTTGGACATCCTTTGATAAAGAAGATACAGGTATTAGAAAACTTATTCTACCTTCATCAGATGATGTAAGGGGTGGAGGTATTGCTCACATTTGTTTAGTTTTAAATGATCCTAGTTTACCTGAAGTACCTAAAAAATTTAGGCAAGTACCTATCATAGTTAATCCTAGAGATTGTGTCTCTAAAGATTATATTCGTGATAATATTAAAGCTAATCTTAAAATGATTGAACCTAATAGATTTATGCATCGTATTAGCCCACACAATCAAACAGCTTTAATTGTTTCTGGTGGTCCTTATTTAAATATTAAAGAGCTTAAAGATACAATTAAATCTATTCCAGGATGTAAAGTAGTATGTGTTAAACACAGTTATAATAAACTAATTACAAATGGTATTAAACCGTGGGCTTGTGTTGTGCTTGATCCTCGTCCTATTACAGGCGTAAGCACTCATGGTATTGTACGAAAAGAATTATTCAAAGAGGTTGATCCTGATACAAAATTTTTTGTAGCATCTATGACAGACCCATCTGTAACAGAATATCTAATGTCTAAAGGTGCTGATATCTATGGATGGCACGCCTTTACAGAATCTCTACGTGATGAAGATGAACGAGGTGTACAGATTGTTAATAATCAAGTTCATCTCGTAAGTGAATTAGGTATACCTCAAGGGTCTACATTAATTACAGGTGGTACTTGTGCAGCAATGAGGTCTATTGGTATCATGAATACAATGGGCTTTAGGGAGATGCATCTATTTGGCTTTGATTGTTCTATGGAAGAGCCTACTGAAGAACAGATGAAAGAGACTACAGGTGCTGAAGATGAAGAACCTAAACCTAAGTATATGAAAGTTACAGTAAATGATATAGATTTCTGGACTACAGGCGAACTTCTAGCTATGGCGCAGGATTGTGAGCGTAGTTTTAGAGATGAGAACTCTTCAATTAATTTTACTTTTCACGGTGAAGGAACAATGGTAGCAGAACTATGGAAGATTATTGATTCAGAACGACCTACTCCTAAATTTGAGGAGGTGTTCGATGACTAATTTTTCTAGACAAGCTCCATCTTCTCGATACAGTGAGTTGATTAAAAAGTATGAAACAATTCATGCAAAAGGTAAGGGATATTTTAATGGTAAAAGCTTGTTAAAATATATCTCTGTTATTCAAACAAAACTTATTGTTCATGAATGTAAAACACTTCTTGATTATGGTTGTGGCAAAGGTCTTTTGTATACAGATGAGTGTCATACTGTAATGCCATCATCTCCTAAAGCTAAACCTATCACTCGACCATTGCAAGAACTTTGGAACTTAACCAGTCATACGTGTTACGATCCTGCTTATCCACAACATGCTACTAAACCTACAGGAAACTTTGATGCTGTTATTTGCACAGATGTTCTTGAGCATGTTAACGAAGAGGATATAGAATGGGTACTGAATGAAATTTTTTCTTATGCAAACAAAATGGTTTTCTTAAACGTAGCTTGCTTTAAAGCAGCTAAACATTTTGATGATGGTGAGAACGTACATATCAGTGTATTTAATCCTGAGTGGTGGTACATTTTAATATCAGATATAATGAAACAATATCCTGATCTTACAACATATTTAACATGTGAGAAGATAGGACATGCAACAGACTATACAATAAGAGGAGGAGAATAAAATGTTAGGAATTGCAGAGAGTGTTATTGGTGTAGCAGGTAAAGTCCTTGATAAATTTGTAGAGGATAAAGATTTAAAAACTAAACTTAGTGCAGAGCTTCAATCACAATTAATTAATCTAGATGCTCTTCAAGCACAAACAAATCTAGAACAAGCGAAACATGATTCTATTTTCGTTGCGGGAGCAAGACCTGCTATCATGTGGATATGTGCCTTTGCTTTGGCATGGCAGTATATCCTAGCACCTATGGCATCATGGGCGCTGGCTGTATGGTATCCTGTAGTTACGCTTCCACAGTTAGGTACTGAAGAGCTTACAGGTCTTGTCATGGCATTGCTCGGATTGGGAGCGGCCCGTTCATATGAAAAGGCTAAAGGTGTTGCTAGAAACAGCATGAAACGGTAATGAAGATTTTATTATTAGGAGCTATGTGTTTGTTGTTAAATGGATGTATACATTTAGCAGTTGTTTCTATTATAAAAGAAACTGCTACATGGTCATATTATGATAAGAAATTTAAAAATCTTGAAGAAAAACAAAAGCCCTAATTATTTATTAAGATGTATGATCATATTACTAGTATCTTATTTTAGCTATATAGTAGGATCAGCAATAATTAATACAGTATGTGGAGGATGTTTAGTATGATAGAGGGTAAGATATGGGGTACTACACAAAATATTTTTTCAAATAACTCTTTTGAGTTTCATCGTATAGAGTTTAAAAAAAATAGTGAGTGTAGTAAACATAAACATCTATACAAATGGAATGGATTTTTTGTAGAGCGTGGTAGGCTCTTAATAAGAGTATGGAAAAATTCTTATGATTTGATTGACCAAACTATTTTAAGAGCAGGAGAGTTTACCAAGGTAAAGCCTGGAGAGTATCATCAATTTAAAGGGCTTGACGATGGTGTAGCATTTGAGATATACTGGGCTGAGTTTAACCATGAAGATATTGAAAGGGAAAGCGTTGGAAAAGGACCAAGAGGGTACACTGAAGAAGACGACACCGCTTCACACCAAGGATTGGTACATCAAGTGGGCAGCTTCTCTGATCCTATTAGTTGGAATGCTGCTGACAAGCAATAATCTTTTTCCTTATAATCTTTTTGTACATATTATAGGATTAACAGGATGGTTGATTGTGGCATTAATGTGGAATGATCGAGCTTTGATTATTATTAATGCTGTATCAATAGCTATCTTATCTAATGGGTTATTAAATTATTATGTCGTTAAATAGTAAACAAGAAAAATTTGCACAGTCCTATGTGTTACATCGTAACGCAACGGATGCAGCAAAAGCAGCAGGGTATTCTGAGAAGTCTGCAAATAATCAAGGGTACAGATTGTTGCAGATAGATGAAGTCGTAGCCAGAATTGAGGAACTGGAAAGCGAGCTTGTTACAGATATTGATGTTGTTGATGAACTAGAATCTCAGTATACCTTTGCTGCTACTCATGGTCATACAAACAGTGCTATCAAAGCACTTGAATTATTATCAAGAGTACGAGGTGCTAAGTCTGATAGGACAGCACACTTATCTACAGAAACAATTGAACAAGAAATTATTAATTACATGCAAGCTCTTGGTAAAGATAAGATAGATGAGTTAATTAAGAAATGTAAATTTTAAGCTGCAAGTTTACTAAACTTTTTATTATATTCATCTTGCATACTTCCTTCGTAAGAATTTTTATTGCCAGACAAATAATCTTTACCCCACTGCTCTCCTCTTACAGCGCGTCCACGTATTGTTCTCATACCATCTGCAATGTAAGTATAGTTATCTTTAGTTTCAAAGTTGTAGATAACTTGTTTCTTTAGTTGTCCTTCAGCAGGTTCAACTCTCGTAATTTCTACTAAGTTATTATCGGGTCCGAGAACTGTATCGCCTACATTTAACCACTGTACGATAGCTGCTGTTCCATCACCTTTAATCATCCATTCAGTTCCAGACACCATTGAATTATTTAGATGCCAAATTTCAGGATGCACATCTACAAGAAGAGACACAATAGGTTTAGCTTCAAGCGGTGTATTCCAACGTCTTGTTTTCTTAGTTTCAGGATAAGACATAACCATATCACCTATTTGTAAATCTTCAATATTACGATATGTATTGTCGGCCATAAGTATTTGAGTTCCTGCTACCCAACAAGCAGAACCAGGATCATCTCCAACATCACCTCCTGCCTGATCTCCACCAGATGTTGGTTCTCCAGTAGGCATTCCCGCAGCAATTAGTGATTCCGTTATATTTGGTATATCTCCAAAATCAGTAAAATCATCTGTAAATGCAGTTTGATCTTGGTCTTCAAAACCTGCATCAGTTAACCCTGTCCAGAATCCATACTTTGGTCCTTCACTAAATTGTATACCTAGTCCTCCCATAGCAGCATCTACAGCACCGCCAGCAGGTGAACCTGCACCACCTGGACCAGCATCTGATCCACCATCATAATCAGGGTCTGAAAATAAACTTATTAAACCTTGTATTGCAGATACAATTAACGGCCCTATTGGTCCAAGCGCAATAGCTGCTAGACCTTTTGCACCAGCGAATACAACATCTCTTCCTTCTATCTGTTCTGGGCCTTCAAATAAAGCTTTTGATGCTAAATCTACAAGCGGAGCAGCGATAAAAGCATTCTTACCTAATAATGCAGTAAGTCCTTGGTCTACTGCAAATTCAGTACCCTTTTGTGCAACATCAAACTCTTGACCCAAGAATTGACCTCTTCCTAAAAGACCTTCGTCTGGATCAAAAGAAAAAGGATTATCTATAATATCTGCTATTGTATCTTCAAATTCTGATATTTTATCTCCAATTGTTTCTGAAATATCTTCTAAACCTGGAATATTTATATCTATTTCTTGCGTGGTAGTAGTAGATAGTGGTCCTTCTTCCTCATCAAACCCTGGTTGCCTATCACTAGCAAGAGGAATA